AGGTATTATAAAAAGTCACGATACGACATTGCAGGATATTGACAAGACACTCCGCGAAATTAAAGTTTCTCTTGAAGAACAGAAAGAAGTAAATCTAAAACAAATAAGACATACAATAGTACATACTTGCGAGGATGCTTTAGATAAGGGAGAAATCTCAATTAATAAATTGCGCTCCTTAGAAGAAATGTATGATGAATATGTAAAGATATTCCACGGAAATGGATATGTCAAAACGCTTGTAATGCGCGTGAGAAAATTAAAAATCGTCGGAAAATTGGACGATTAAAAAAATAGGGTTATAAGACATAAAAATCTTATAACCCTTAATTTTTGCGTTTTCAAAAAATAACCCGCCATAAAAGAATTGGCATTTTCCTATCTTCACAGTCCGTCGCCAGACTACTATTGTCAGCACTACAAGGCTTAACTTCCGTGTTCGGTATGGGAACGGGTGAGACTGTGTCAAAAGTAAAGACAAAGTCTGAAAAATATGGTATAATAATGATGCAATAAACAGATGCAAGGGAGTTGTTCGTATGCAGTATATTTCAGGTGAAGATCGGAATCAAATATCAATGCTGCCTCCCAGCATAGATGAATATGTCACAGAGGACAATCCGGTAAGGGTTATTGATGCTTTTGTCGACAGTCTTGATGTGGCTGCTATGGGATTTAATCATTCTGAGCTAAACTCAACCGGCAGACCACCGTATGCGTCTCAGGACATGCTCAAGCTATATATTTACGGTTACTTTAACCGCATTCGCTCCAGCAGATGTCTTGAACGAGAAACGCATCGCAATCTTGAGGTTATCTGGCTGATGAAAAACCTTCGACCGGATCACAAAACAATCGCTCGTTTCCGTCATGACAATACAAAAGCTCTTAAGAATACTTTTAAGGCGTTTGTAACTCTTTGTGCTAAATGCGGATTGTACGGTAAAACACTTTTCTCAATAGACGGCAGTAAATTTGCAGGCTGTAATTCCAAAGACAGAAATTTTAATTCCGAAAAACTAAAGGATAGAATCGCAAGAATTGATCAAAATCTTGAGAAATATTTGTCTGAGCTTGAAAGTAACGATGACGGTGAAGCTGAATCCGAAACCGGAACAAATTGCAGCGTTCAACAAATAATCAGTGAGCTTACAGAGCGTCGTGATAAATATCAAGGTATGCTCGAGGATTTAAAAGAGAGCGGTGAAACACAGATTTCTTTAACAGATCCCGATTGCCGAAGAATGACCAATTCGATGAAAAAGACAGTTGTCGGCTACAATGTTCAAACGGCTGTCGACAGCAAAAATGGATTGATTGCTTCATACAAAGTCACTAATCAGGTAACGGATATGGGGCAGCTTCACGATGTTGGCGCGGAAGCAAAAGATAATTTGAAAATAAAATCAAAGATAGATTTACTTGCTGATAAAGGATACAATGCTGCTACTGATATTGCTGAATGTTACGCAGATAATATGAACGCAAATGTTTGTATGGATATTGAAGAATTTGATATCTGCGTGGAAACAGATGAGGATACGCCAAAGCCGGAAACACATCAGAATGGACGCTGTGTATATCTAAAAGAGCGTAATGTTTGTATATGTCCCATGGGTGAAATACTTTATCCGGCAACTTACAGAACTGCAAAACACAGCGCTAAATTTAATAACTTCCATAAATGCCGATTATGCAAACACCGCTGTACTACTGCAACAGCAAAGCAATTTGAAGTATGGATGTTGCCAAGTGAGTTTTCAAAAGAATACAATATTGAGAATCTTCACGTCAAACAAGTAAGAATAAAACCCAATAAAGAACTTCTCAAACAGAGGAAATGTTTGTCGGAGCACCCGTTCGGCACTGTTAAAAGAGCTTTTCATGCCGACTATCTGCTCACAAAAGGATTAACATTAACCGATGGAGAATTTGCGCTCGCTTTCTTGATTTTTAACATGAAACGAGCGCTTTCGGTGCTGGGTATAAAAAAGTTAACAAAAGCAATTAGAGCAGTGTAACAGAAATGTTATGCTGTTTTTTCATAAAACTCCCCTTCAAGGGGTTGGGGGCAACAGCGGGCAAGGTTCGGGCAGTGGCTTTTGACACAGTCTGGGGTGTACCCCTTGCGTTATAAACACCAATTAATTATAGCGGATTAAGATGGCTCCCCCAGCAAGGCTCGAACTTGCGACATCGTGATTAACAGTCACGCGCTCTACCGACTGAGCTATGGAGGAATATTTAGTTGTAAGTGTCAACCATTTTGTCTTTCTCTAAATTAATCAACAGACCCGATGTTTCAGTTAGAGAAGTTACTGAATTTGAAATGAATCACAATATTCTGCGTATATTCGCCATCCACAATTTCACGATTACTGATTACTATTTTATCAATCAACGTATTTAGAACAATTCTGTCGAGAGAAGTAATATTGCCCAAATCCTTAACCTTTTTAATAAAGGCTGATTTGGCGGCTTCTGCGGAACGTTGTGTTTTTTCTTTTTCAAGCAACGAGTTCAATTTTTGCTTGAATCCAGATAGTTTTTCTTCGTCGCCCTTAACCATTTGCTTGAACCTTTCGACAGAAATAATACCGTCAAGCCTATCTTGATACATTTGTTCATATCTGTTATTGATTTTTGCAATTTGGTTTTGAACTTGTTTTATCTGTTCCTCAATACTATTCTCTTGCCCTAATTCGGAAAATATATCTTCCGCGACTTCTAACTCAAATTCATCGGAACGAACTGCACTAACAATCTCTTGGATTTTTTGCAACACCGCCGCATATATATCATTATATAATGTATAGTGTGGAGTGCATATATGCTTGCCTTTCTTTTTATATGTTTCACATACATAATATGGTCTATCTTTTTGTTTTGAAGATAATCCCAAAACTTTGCCGCACTTGTCGCATTTTATAAGTCCCGCGAAAATATTATCAAATGCCGTTTCTGTATCACGTTTTCTTTCGTTAATACGCGCGTGGGCATCATCCCAAAGTTCTTGTGAGATTATTGATGGAAACACATCTTCAACTATTATCCAATCTTCCCTATCCTTTTTAATTACCTTTTTATTCTTAAAGGACATCACGGAGCGTTTACCGCTAACCAACTTGCCAAGATATGTTTCGTTGTTGATTATAGCTCTTACAGAACCTAAATTCCAATCATATGGATTTTTGTTATATTCGTGGTTAGTAATCCGCGCCTGATACGCCGAAGGAGTTAAGATTTTTTCAGAACTAAATAATTTAGCAACTTTGGTAAATCCATATCCGTGATAAGCTATTAAGGTAAACATTCTTTGGACAATCGGTGCGGCTTCTTCATCAATAATTAAAACGTGCTTGTCTTTTTCACTTTTTTTATAACCAAAAGGAGCTTTTGCACCGACGAACTCACCTCTTGAGGCTTTCGCCTTAAATGCTTGCCGCACTTTTTTAGATGTGTCGGCGGGATAGAATTGATTGAATAAATTGCGCATTGGAACTATAAAATCCAAGTCTTGCATTTTGTATTCGCTATCATAGTCATCGCCTATGGCTACGAAACGAATGTTATTCTCAGGAAAATATTTCTCAATATAGTTATCGGTTTCGATATGTTCCCTGCCAAGACGCGACAAATCCTTAACTACGACCATATTAAATTTTTTATTTTCACAATCCTTTAATAGCCGCTGAAATGCTGGGCGATTATAATTCGTGCCAGTATATCCATCATCAACATATAAGTTATAAACAATTATACCGTTATCCTTGCAGTAATCTTCAAGTATTTTCTTTTGCGTTTCGATTGAAACACTTGTTCCTTCCTGCAAATCCTCGGAACTTAATCGAGCATATAAAGCTGCTATATAAGTTTTTTGCCCTAAATAGTTCATATTCTCCTTTCCGAGCAAAATGGTTGACACTACCATTATTATACTATAATAATATTGCAGAGTCAACCACCGTTCTTTCATTTATTCTGTTCTTTAATTTTTGCTTTAATATATTCGGTATATATCTTCTTGAAATCTTTGTTACCGAAAACCACAGTACAATTTACATTTGATTTCTTTTCCATTAACTCCTCGTATTTCGCAATTCTCTCCGCCAAATCATTATATCCTTATTCTTCTCTGCTTCTTCCTCAGTTTCAAAAACTCTCATTTTAATACTTTGCGGATTAGAGAGAGTTAAATCATTGGAGGGATATTTTAATCGAGAATCGGCGGTAAAACTATAATATAGTTTGTGTTTTTGCGTGATTTTATACAATCGCATTTTGACAATCTTATTATTTGCTTCATCTTCGGGCATAACAATATAATAAGTTTTGCCGACTTCTAATTCGTCTTTAATATGGTTCATAATGACACCAAGAGCATCCGACAATCCTGCGACATAATGCTCTTGACAATCATTGAGATTTCCCGCCATTTCAAGACTTATCTTTTCTTGAAGCTCTTTAATCGCGGGATGTAGATTAGTTTGCACCCGTGCTACCAAATCCGCCACGGTCAACCGAATCCAAAGTATCAACTTCTTCAAATTCAACCGTTGGCTGTCTTTTCACGATACGGAACTGACAAATGCGGTCGTTCTTGTTAATGACGGTATCACGCATAGCAAGTGCCGGAAAACGCCAAATATCATTTGTGCCGCTATATGAATTGTCGATAATGCCGGTTGAGTTGGTTTGCAAAACGCCCCATTTTTTGAATGTTGAACTGCGCGGGACGACGTGTGCCTCATATCCTTCGGGAAGTTTCATTGAAATTCCGAGAGAAATGAGTTTGAAATCACCCTTGTTCATTGCGACAGTTTCAGCCGCGCGAAGGTCAATCCAATCCCCGACGGCAATTTTTGTAATCTTATCAATTTCGTTATCGTGATATTTAATCTTTATCGTTTCCATTTTTTTCATTCTCCTTTGGATTCTCTCTTGTTTATAAAATTATCAATCACTTGTCTAACCTGTTTAAGTTTGTCAAGGCTCATTGTTTCTAAACATACCATAGAGGGTATAAATATCAAATTATCTCCGTTAGGCAAATTCGATTTCAAAGTGTTGTAAACTTGGTGCATCTTAGAAACTTCAAATGACTCAAGCATTTTGACAACATAAACACTTTTGTTATCATATTTGATAACTTGTATATTTTGCATATCTATGAAATTGCTAATTTTCATATGCCAATGCCAATTTATCTCTCATATTTTGAAGTTTTCTTATAATTGAATTACATTCAAGACAAAAGTTACCAACACTGAGGTTCGGCAATGACATTACATCTGCTTGAATATCGTCAATGTCCAATAAGATATTATTGATTTCTTCGACTATATTAATTTGCGGCGCTGTCAAAGTAACCGCTTGTATATTAATAGGAAAACCAGCCTTGTCGCGGATTAAAGCGCTTAATGTAATAAGACCTTCATCAACGATAACTCCCACTTGGCATTTTGGCAAATCTGCGATTAGAATTGGTTCTGGGATTTTTGCGCTCAATTCCCGCGCTCTATCCTTAATAACTTCAATTTGTGAGCGGTTAATCGCCAAAACGGGATAGTTGTATAATTCGCTCAAAACAACCGCCCTTGTGGTTTTGCCGCTGCCACGAGGTAAATTTATAATTTGCATACTATCTCCTTACATCTTAAATAAAATAATCTTTTTATTGACACTTTTAGTTCTAACAAGGAATTATAAGTGCATTTTAATGCTTATTTAGAATTATAAATATGGATTTTGCCGTTTGAGAGTGTCGCCGGAATGTCAATTACTCTTTGGTTTGTACTTCCCGCCCAAACAATATGCTCATTATACAAATCTTGATTTTCTAATTGAAATTGACCATCCACAAGAACATCAATCATATGTATGAGTTTAATTCTATTTATTACATTCCAATCTTGTTTATAGAATGGCTCGCTTAGATTTATAATATCTTCATATTTATATCCTGTATATACCCATATCTTTTTATCGGGATATAAATGTTTCAGTTTGTCAACCAAATCGCAAACATAAAGAACATTCTCATCACACAGAGGTTCGCCGCCGAGAATAGATATTCTATTTATGTATGGTTTACTTGCGAGATGAAGGAATTGTTGCTCAATTTGTTTATTCCACTCTTTGCCGCCGCTAAAATCCCAAGTTTCGGGATTAAAACAGCCACGGCAATGAAAATGACACCCTTGAACGAAAAGGGATATTCCTAATCCCTCTCCGTTCGATACATCCATTTCTCTTATTTTTGAATATCTCATATTAAGTACACTCGTGAGAACCGTAGGCGTAAATGCCGATATTTGTATCATCAAATTCTTTGTCGTCAATGTGGAGGACGCGCTCTTTGATTTCTTGCGTTCTACCTTGATTCCAGAACTGAGAACCAATGTAGCCACAGGTGCGGCGGGCAACGCTCATCTTATTTTGGTCGTGGTTTCCGCATTTCGGACACTCCCAAATCAGTTTGCCCGTTCTCTCATCTGTGATAATTTTGATTTCGCCATCATAGCCACAAACCGAGCAATAATCGCTCTTTGTATTCAGTTCTGCATACATAATGTTCTCGTAGATAAACTGAATGATTTGGATGACGATTGGAATGTTGTGGGTTAAATCGGGAACTTCAACGTATGAAATTGCACCGCCGGGACTGAGTTTTTGGAATTTAGACTCAAGGGCAAGTTTGTCAAATGCGTTGATTTCCTCGAATACGGGAACGTGATAAGAGTTCGTGATATAATTCTTATCTGTGATACCCTCAATTTCGCCAAACCTTTTCTTGAGGCACTTTGCAAACTTATATGTCGTACTTTCGATTGGAGTGCCGTACAAACTGTAATCAATATGCTCGGCTTCTTTCCATTCTTTGCACTTGTCATTCAATTTTTGCATTACCTGCAATCCAAATTCTTCGCCGATACCGTTGTCTGTGTGGCTGTGTCCCGTCATATACTTTACACATTCGTAAAGTCCGGCATAGCCAAGCGAAATAGTTGAATAACCATTGTGCAGAAGTTTATCAATCTTCTCGCCCTTTTCAAGCCTTGCGATTGCGCCGTTCTGCCACAAAATAGGAGCGACATCCGAAGGAGTTCCCTCTAAACGCTGATGTCTGAATTGTAGAGCCTTGTGACAAAGTTCGGTTCTCTGCTCCATTAAATCCCAAAATCTATCAATATCTCCCTCAGAACTCAAAGCAACGTCAACGAGGTTGATAGTAACTACACCCTGATTGAAACGACCGTAGTATTTTGGATTTCCGTTAGAATCGACGTAAGGAGTTAAGAAACTGCGACAACCCATACAGCCATAGCAGTTACCGTTACCATTAGCATCAATCTTATATTCGAGCATTTTCTTTTCAGAAATGTAATCGGGAACTAATCTCTTTGCCGTACACTTTGCGGCAAGTTCTGTGAGATAATAATACTCACTGTCAGGATAAACGTTGTCATCTTCAAGTACATAAAGCAACTTCGGAAACGCGGGAGTAACCCATACGCCATCTTTATTCTTAACGCCTTGAATACGCTGTCTTAATACTTCCTCAATAATGAGAGCGAGGTCTTTTTTGGTTCTTTCGTCCTTCGCTTCGTTCAGATACATAAACACAGACAGGAATGGAGCTTGACCGTTTGTAGTCATCAAAGTAACCACCTGATACTGAATTGTCTGAACACCGCGATTGATTTCATCTTTAACCCGCGACTCAACAATCTCATTGATTTTGGCGGCTGAAACGGAAACACCCTCTAACTCTTTGACAACTTCTTTGCGGATTTTCTGTCTGCTTACCTCTACGAATGGGGCAAGATGAGTTAGCGAAATGGTTTGTCCGCCATATTGTGAACTTGCCACTTGTGCGATAATCTGTGTTGCAATGTTACAAGCTGTCGCAAATGAGTGTGGTTTCTCAATCATAACCTCGCTAATCACAGTTCCATTCTGTAACATATCTTCAAGATTAATTAAGCAACAATTATAAAGCGTCCGCTGCGCAAAGTAATCGGCATCGTGGAAGTGAATAATGCCCTCGTCGTGTGCCTGAATGATGTCGGGAGTAAGTAACATTCTGCGTGTAATATCCTCACTCTCAATACCCGCCATATAATCTCTCTGTGTGGTTACAAGCATAGCGTTTTTGTTTGAATTTTCTTCGTTCCAATATTCACTTGTGCCGAGCAACATTTCCATAATTGTGTCATCAGTTGAATTTCTTACATCTCTCTGAAATTCACGGACACTACGATAGCCCTCATAAGCGCGGGCTGTCTGTGTTTCACCCTTTTCGCACAGTTTATCAAACACCATAGATTCGATGGTATGAACGCTTAAATCGTCCATCTTTGAAGCGGTTTCTGCAATTTCATCGGTGATTTCTTGGGCTATGCTCGGCTTAACGATTCCGCTACCATTAGTCATAGCACTCATAATTGCATCATAGATTTTCTTGCTTTCAAAATCCACTTCGGTACAATTTCTTTTTGTAATCTTCATTGTTATCCTCCATTATAATAAAAGATATTTTGTTATAAACTCCGCCGCTTCTTTTTCATCGTCTAAACGATAGAATGTTTTAAGCCACGGATGGTCTGTATCAGGCTTTCCTATACCGATGGTCGTAATATGCTTGCCAGGAAGTCTATTAACTGCAAGAGTAATACCCAACTCCATATGTGAACCAATGCTATCGCTGATGTTTGACAAATTAAAGACGGCAATATCGCTATCCATTAACTGATTGATTTCCCATTCTTTGGCAACATCTTGGTCTGAAAAATCATAGTCGAAAAACTCCGGCGGGTGAATAAACGCAACTTTTGGCGGATTAGCAAGTTTTTCAATCCGCTTTTTGATTTCGATTTCCAAATTCATTCGCCACTTCATTTGCTGTTCAAATGTCAACCCGCCCATTTTGCCGGAAGTGAAAATCTTAAATGTTCTGCTCATTCTTTTTCCTCTTAATTTCATTTACAACCAAAGCATAAACATCATCGGAAGATAAGCAATATTCTTCGTTGTGCATTATGCAATCAGCTTCTCGGTCAAAAGCATCAAACTGCCCGACATCCGATAAACTACGGCGGTATGCTTCCTCAATATCATCCCCGCGCTCTAACAACTTGACGAGTCTTGAACGTCTGTCAACCATAAGGTAGATAACGAAAATATCTAATTCCAATTCGGGATGTTCTTCCGCGAATTTTCTAAATGCCCTCGCACCCGCAGGAGTTAATACGACAACAATATCCTCAGTAATCTTTGAATTTATTGCTGTTCCATATTGCCAACCGCGATAACTTGCGTGTTCAACAAACTCATTGTTCGCAATCATTTCATTAAACTTTTCGTCTGTTACAAAATGATAGTCAATGCCGTCTTGTTCGCCATCTCTCGGTGGTCTTGTGGTATATGTGACAATCCGCGAAAATCCCTCAAATTCTTGCAGGTCGGCGGCAAGAGTAGATTTGCCACTTGCGCTCTCCCCTACTAAAATTACAATCATTCACTTCACCTCTAATCGTCAATTTTATGCAAACACATATCTAACGCTTCTGCTTTTTCGCTCATCGTTAAATCGTCGAATACTTCTTTTAATAATTGCGCGGCGGTAACTTCCAACACCTTTTCTTTTTCTTGTTGGCTTAGTTCATTGAAACGCGATTCTAATTCTGCTTTTACACAATACTCGCACATATCATCACCGTCCAAACGATACTCGGCATCCTCCGCGCCGCAGTTATCACAAACGTCAACTGCGACACGATAATAAGGACAACCAGAACCAAGACAAGGCAATCCGCAATCTACGCAATCACTTGTGTAATATCTGCTCATTCTGATTCTCTCTTTGGATATTTACCGCAGCCATACTTTTCGGGGCAATATCCAAGCATTTCACATTTAGGCATCATAAGCATAGGAATAATTTCCGCCCATTCCTCGGAATAGTTAGCCAACTCGCCAAGATAATCGTTAAACAATTCACGATATTCCCAATAAGCGCGAGTACACATTCTTTGCCTTGACATATCCATAACATTTCGGATATTACGCTTATCGACGATTTTTGTTGTCATTCCGAGCGGAAGAATTAAACCAATATCCTCACGCGGAACACCTAATTTTTCAAGTTGTTGTGAACTATCGCGGATTTCGTTCATTATCGCACAGTATGTGGCGGATTGCTCTTGAGTCTTAATTGATTTCGGAATTATGTAATCAAAATTAGAATAGTCAATGTATCTCGTGCTGGCTTGAAGTCTTGTTGGTGCGCCGCCAAGACTTGTGTACCATTCGCGGATTACGCGAGCTGAATAACCGTCAATAACCGCTTCAATGTTGACATACTCCATTACTCTGCCGTGGTTGCTTTGAATACAATCTAATCCGCGCTTGTAATTCTTGTCTGTGTCGGAAGTATCTGCTCCCCAACAAACTCCCGCGCGGCGACCCATTAACGAAATCGGGTCTTTAGTCGTTTCAGGTAAAATTGTTATTTTTCCCATTTATACTTTCCTTTTTTATAAGTTTTACTTTTCCTTGTTTAATTTCCCACAATACGTCTGGTGCTAAAACATCACTAATAGCTACACCATATCTTTTTAGCCACTTCTTATTTATTCGTTTCTTTTTGTGGCGGCGTATCTGTCGCGCGACTGTTACATAAACATTCTCATATCTTGTCGGCATTAATTTTTCAATGTCTACATTGTCAATGTCAATAGTGCAAGAAAAACTTGCGGAGGATATTCCTGTAAAATCAATCGATGGCGAATCTTTGAATTGCGCGGGTTCAATGTCGTCTGGTGACAACGAAACGGATTCTATACTTGACAATATTACTTCTCTCTCACCCATTATGCTTCACCCCTTTGCGCGGTATAAGCATTATTCATAAAGGTTATGCTATTTTCTTGGTCGATAAACTTTTGGTCGAAGTTGTCATATATCTGCTCCGTCCGGCTCAGTTTAATCTTAACTGGAATTTGGACATTCGCGGCTTGTTGCATCAGTTGAAGGAATTGTTGCTCAATAATTATCCGAGGTGCTTGCATTTGTTGCTTGCGGACGTTATCTCCCTCTGTAATCTCAAAAATTACGTCATAGAGGTCGTCAAACATTTGAAAATGGTTAAACAATGCTTTTTCCTCCTAATTTCTTGTACTATATTGCTTATTTATTGTCATAATTTGTACTATATTGCTGAAATTTTGTCGATAAAACTTGTATTTTATTGACACTCAATTTTTCAGCTCAACGAGGTACTTTATTGTGCATTGTTCCTCTTTGTAAATGACAATTTCATCATTTCGGAGCATACTGCCGGCGTGTGCGTGTAAGCAATTTGCTCCTGCACATTTCTTTTGAAGTCTATCGTAATCCAAACTATAAAAATCAGAATTGAACGAATAGACATCATAAGGTTTACCATATGCAACAGACATTAACGCCATAAAACCAGAATTAGAATTACCTCTTGCCCAATAGCTACCATTCAGGCTTGTATATCCCAATGACTTTCTTGCTTTTGGGGCAAAATAGCTACCGTCTCCAAACATCCGTCCTGTGATAACGGCGTTTGTCGGTCGCAGCACTAACCCGCTCTGAATGATAGACCACCAGTTTTCATTGCGGCTTCCGTGGAATAGCAATCTGACATCTTTGATGTTGTTGTCCTCGACAAATTTATCAAACCTTGCTTGAGTCTTGATATTTTTGACTTTCCACGCCTTATGGAATTTATCAGCACAACTTCCGAGAGCTACCTTAATGGTCGCAATATCATCTTTTGAACATTCGTCAAATTCAAGCCCAAGAGCCTCAAGCACGGTGATATTGTTAATCGGCTCATCATCTTCCTCCGCTTTATCAACAATCTGCTTTTGAACAACCTGACCTTTCATTACATCCAAGAGGTCTTGCTCTCTGTGAATGATTTTGTTAAAGTCATCGGGATTGTCTGCAATGTAACCTTTTACATAGCTCATTTTTCGCGGGATTGTAGTGAACAGCCGTACAAGCTCGTCATTGAACTGCTTAATATCTGTAATGTTGAGCAATCCTGTTATAATGTTCTGCGCTTCATCAACCATCGCCTGAGTAACCTTATTAGAGGAAACTGTATAGTTCTCACTGATTACTTTGCGAGCCATAGATTGAAGTCGCTCGACAATTTCATTGATTACAGGATTATCAATCGGGCGATATTCAGGTTTTGCTTTTGGCTTTTCAACCGAAATTAAATCTTGCACAAGGTCAGTTTGGTCAACATAACCTTTGCGGATTTTTTCGCGGTATTTCTTTTCAAATTCATATTTTGAGTAAGTGCGGGTCTGTGAGCTGCTACCTACCCGCCCGTATTTAGCAACCCACATTTCGCCATTTGGCTGCATATCGTAGTATTTATTGTGATTCGCACCCGCTGTAACCATAACTAAATGTTTAGGTGTATAATCAATCATTTATACCTCCTTTGGCGCATATGAAAAATGATAACCTTTTACGGATTTACACTTGCCCTTAACACATTTGCCTATTGTGCCATTATCGAGGTTTAAGTCTTTCGCCGCCGCTGTAATAGAATCATATGTTTTTCCATTTTCGTGACACAATACTCTAATACTATGTGTTACCACCCCTTTACGACTTTTAGAAATTTTTTCTTTTGTTTCTTGTTTTAAATGTTTGCCATACATAGGATGGTTTTTGCCAGCTAATTTATGATTTCCGTAGTTTGGATTCAATGCACCAACTTTTTTGGATGCAAGTTTGCTTAATAATTGTTTTGTTTCTTCGCTATGATGACATCCATAAAAATGGTTATCTTTTCCAACCCCTGTGTTTTTTCTTTGTTTACTCATTTTGTCTTTATTTTCTTTGGTGTGTTTATGTCCGAAAAAAGCGTTTTTCTCGCCTTTTCTATCTTCTGACATTTTGCGTCGAGCTTTCATTGAGTGTTTATAACCAACAGCACCTTCTCCGCCAAAAGTCATATTATAACCATTTTTAGGCTTATCATAAATACAAGTGTGGTATTTTCGTATCAATTCTTTTTCTTTTGCTTTTGCATCTTGTTCGCTTAAATCGGTAAATAGAATCTTGTGTTCAAATCCATCCCACCCATATTTTTGAATTGCATTATAAAAACACCTTTGTTCACTACCTTTATAATGGCAACCATTATTACCCCATCTTTTTTGAGGCTCTTGGCTTGTTATGCCTATATATTGTTTACCGTTAGTTTTATTTATATGGGCATATACACACCAAGTATTGTTAGTATTTATAGTACACAAACTAAAATCTCGATTTCTGTATTTTCAAAGACATCTTCAATAACATCTTTTACTTTGTTCCAGTCGAGTCTATCTAATCCACTTGAAATGCGTGGCATAGCCAATTTTGTAATACCAAAATCCTCCATCTGCTCTCTCATATCTACAAGAGTATCATAAAGGTCATCATATGTTGGTTTGTGGAAACAACGCGCCTTTGTTACAAGGTTGAATACATTATCGACAAGCAATGCCCTGCCGACATTCGCGTATTTCTGACCGTCGGGAATTGCGTAATCTCTGTGTAGCTTAAATTTCATATTGTAAACTTCGTCAAATTTGACTGCGATTCCCGCGCCAAGTGCATAGTCGCCGCTTATGCAATGCGCGAGATAATACCCTTGTGGTACTGTAAATAAATCTTGCTGTACTTCATTAAAAATCATTTCTTTTCCTCCGCTTTTATTT